ATAGTAACGCATCAGTGTATAGATGATCAGCGACTTCCCAGACGCAGTAGGAGACAGCAGGAGACATCTCTTGGTGTTTAGTGCGTGTTGGATAGCATTCACTTGATGTAAGTGTGGTTTAATTGCTTTATTATTTGCTACGATGGACAGGGAGTCAATAAACTCCGTAACGTCGCTCTGAGAGAACTCTGAGGACGGTAGAGAGTCCTTCAGCGTTTCCTCTAACTGGATACTATATTTTCTATCCTTAGCGAACTGAATGACGTAATCCAGTAAGCCTCGATAGATAGTCTGCTTGTATAGGTTGAATAATTTGATAGTGCCGTCCCACTGCTTCTTTTTATAAGCGGGACTGAACTCGTGATTTGGCACCTTGAACGTGAAGAAGTCGGATAACTCTTTTGCTATCCACCTCTCACAATCCAATTTTACATATACGGAATCTAAATGTAGAACAGAAATATCACTCATACACTATATGTATGAGTTATCCGCCGTTAGAAAACTTAGCCCAATCGATTGCGGATCGAATATACCACTGTCGGTTGTTGATGATCTTTACTACCCCTTCGAGGTACTTGACCTTTTCTTCTTGTAGGGCAAGACGATGGGACTGAATGATCAGTTCACGATCAGATTCAATGAACTGATCAGTATCAGCACGAAGAACATTGAGGGGAAACGGCTCCCAGTTTCTTTGCTTTAGTTCTTCATCGCCCATCTTACCAGTGTAGTATAGCCACTTATCTTTGCGGAGTGTCTTATACTCTGCCTGCATCTTCTTAAACAATAACGTCTCATCCGTGAATAGGATAAGATACTTATTATGAAGTTGGGGTGTTTTGATAGACTCGATGTCCAGTTCGGTTCGATCCATCTCTAGGTCTTTACTGACCATCTCACGAATATCATTCAGGTTCATACAGCAGAAATTTCCATACCATTATGTTTAAAAGATGCACCTATAATTATAGGGTCTGGATCGGTAGTTGTCAAATCAAAAGTGATTTCATCTAGAGATATTGGATATAGTTCTTTAAATCGAACTACAATATTGGCTCGATATGAGTTGTTCAACACAATAAGTGTGGCATCTTCTAGAGGATCTTTGTCTATGCCTGCGTATGATTCTACAGGCATTTCACTTCTGATCCAATTGTATAATTCTAGGTAGTTGTTCATATTTTCATCGACGATGAATCTAATATTAAGATCACCATATGTATATCTACCACCTGTATCATAATCAGGCTGTGCGAACAGTGTTTTTGTTTCTGTAAAATCTACACTAACATTTGGAATGTTCGCCTCTTGAACATAGAAGTTTACATTTGGTATTTTGTTGATTGAGAATTTGAAACTATTATTTCTTAAATAGTTTTTAGATTCAGGTGCAGTTCTATCAGACATAACAATCTCCAATAAAGTATGTATACAAAAAAACACAGCCCCCCCGTGAGGGAGGCTGTGCTTTATGCTACCTTTGAACTACACTCAGAGTGCGACGTTCTGACCGTGGAGATTAAGAATCTCGAAGATACGGTAGTATTGGTTGACACCAGTGGACTCAATGTTGTTGGTACTTGCAGTTCCAACGAAGGGGTTGGTGACCATTCCGTAGCGGGTCTTGAACCCGATACGAGGCTGGAAGGTATCCTCACCGACCGCACGGACCATCTGTAGTGGAACGTAGGGGCAGTAGAACATACCTGCGTCGTAAGGAGAAGAACCTCTGTAACCAACACATACGAAGTTACGAGTACCAGCGTAGGGGTCGATGTAAACCTTCATCTTACCATTGAGAACACCAGCGAAGGTGTTGCCAGTATCGTCAACGTTGAGGCTGACGTTAAGGGCTGGTGAGATATTGAGGAATCCACCCATTGCAAGGGCTGAAGCAACGTCGGAAGAGACGATGCAGAAGTTACCCTTACCGCGTCGAGTTTCCTTAGCGATTACGTTGGCTTCACGCTCTAACTGGAACATGAGTCCACGGAAGCGTTCAGCAGACCAACGACCATCAGCATCTCTGTTGATGTCGTAGATACCACCAGTTACACCGTTACGAACGTGTGACTGAGTAAAGATACCATCAGCAGTAAGTCCGACCTTAGAACCGGTGCTTGAGAACGAAAGGTCAGTCTGTAGAGCGCCGAGTTTAGCATTGTTGTAGATCTTACGAATTACTTCGCGGTTGATCTCAGCAAGGATTTCGGTGGAGAGGATGTTAGCGAGTTCGCTCTCAGCGTCAAGTCCGTGAACGGCCTTGAGATCCTGAGCAAGTTCAGTGGTGTACTGAGCCTTGAGGGCGCGAGTTCTTGCTTCAACAGCAACTCTTTCAATGGTGAATCCCATTTCGCGGAATGCGTGAGCGTTGCTCTGTCCGAGTTCTTCGGCCTGACCAACCTGCATACCAGGCTTCTGCTTCGCAGTGTTTACACCAGCAAAGGCTGCACTAACAGAGAAGGGATCTGTACTGTTGTTATCAACAGAAGTGAAGTTACCGCCAGTGTGACCTGCACGGGTATCGGCTTCGTTGTAGAGTGCTTCGTTACCGAAGGTGGCAACACCAGCGTCGAGATCAGCGTACTTACTACGCATCGCAAAGATCAAGCCAGTGGGAGCAGACATGGGCTGCACACCACAGACATCGTAAGCGATGAGGTTGGGCATAGAACGACGAACGAGGCTGATGAGAACAGGATCGAAACCAGCATAGTTGCTGGAGTTACCTGCGACTGCACCGCCACCGAGATTGCCACCGAGTGCGTTCAGACCGGCTTCGTTGATGGCACCCTCACGAAGAGCCTTCTCTTCGTTTTCGAGAAGGACAGCGGTGACCTTTCTCTTATAAGAATCTTGAATTGGCTCAAGATCGCTATGGTCTAGAATTGGAGTCCACTTTTCTTCTAAGTGGTCCATTGATGTTACGTTATCGAAATCCATTTTTGACTTCTCCTTTGGTTAATTTGATTCAGCGGGTTCTAGCGATTGCGTTTGCATAACCTTCCATGATGGAATTGGTTTCTGTTACAACTGGAGTTCCTTCTACGGTGTCATCTGCGACATCCTCAGAAATACTCTCAGAGGTAAAATAAGACTCCTTGACAATGGCGAGTTTTTCTGCATACTCATCAATGTCAGCATGTTCGATACCTTCAGAGAGGGTCTTAAACTTCTCGACTTCAGTGTCAACAAGTCCCTCGCACATATCGTTGAACACGATCGCACGTTGGAACCCGAGTAGTTCTTCGGCGAGATCCATAGTTGTCTGGATTTCGTCGTTGAGTCTAGTGACGAGTTCCTCGTTCTCTTCTGCGAGTTCATCAACAAGGTCAACCTTGCTTTCAGGAACTGCAATATAGTGATCGTGGAATAACTGATGGAGTCCGTTCATAAAGGACTCACTGACTTCGGTACGAATACCCTGCTCAACAGAGAGTTCGTTCTCCTGAAGCCAAGTCTGGACTGCGTAATCAAGGTACTCATCAATCTTGTTGGTGAGTTCCTCAGTAACCTCAGCGACCTCTTCGGCGAGAGCAACGTTATATGCCTCTTCGAGTTCAGTAACCTGAGCGGCAACCTTCTCGTTGATAGCAGCCTCGAAGATGGTGATTGCCTTTACCTTGAAATCTTCGGTAAGATCTTCACCATCAAAGAGAACGCTTAGATCCTCGTTAGTGCCACCACCTGCTTGGCTTCCGCCAGGAGGAACGACTTCAGGGATCTTCTTCTCGGGCTTAGCCGCAGAGGGCTTGGCGTCGATAGTTTTCTTGTTCTTCTTTGCGTTGTTTGGACCCTCATCGGTGTGAACCTCATCACCTTTTCCGGTGGCGTCCTTATTGTAAGTTTCTGAGTCAAGAACGGGCTTCTCTTCGTCGATCTGGTCGATCTTCTCAAGAATGGTTCTTGCTGTGTCTACGGGATTCTGGCTCATGTGAAGGGACTCCTTTTATTCTTTGCTAGCGCCATTATTTATACTTTTCTAAGTTTTGACATGAAGGAAGCGTATACTTCCATCAGTTTGTTTTCTCTATTGCGTTTTGTGGTGTACGCATCTTCTATCTCCTCTTGGAAAGATTGAATATCTCTCTCCTTGAGAAGACCGTTATCCCAGATCCATTCCTTACCTTCCATGATACCATTGACAAAGGCATCAGGAGCAGATGGATCTGCGACAATATCTACTGCCGAAAGCATGAAGTCCTTCTGAACTTCATTGATTCCGTTTCTCTCTTTGAGTGATCCCATACCTCTTGAGGATACGCCAAGTTTGGCACCCTCGTCCATGAGGTTCTTTACGATCTTACCCATAGGAGTATCCATAATCTTTGCTTTACCTACAAGGTTATCGCTGTCTTCTCTGAGTTCCTTGATGATGTGTGATACACGATCTAGGTTCACGGTTGGACCCTGTGGGTGGTTGAGTTCACCGAACGCTCTGTTCTCGTCAACATAAGTTTTGATATAACGCTTTGCTTCTCCGAAAAGAATGTTTCTTTCGTAGATGCGGTTGTTGCGATTAGGCTTGTTGGCTTGCATGAAGACACCTTCAATGAAGTAGTTCTTCTTGCCGTCCTCTGTTGCTTCCGTGATAATACGGACATCATCAGTTGTAGTTTCGGTGATAAGTAGCATGTACTATTCCTCTTCTTGTGGTTCTTCGATTTTCTCTACATCATGACTAGGGTATTGACTCTTAATACCATTTGCCATTTTGGCATATAGAATATCTTTAATGTTTTGTTCTGCTTCGACGTAATTTTTATCTAGTAAATTATTTATAATATTAGATGGCTTCATCTGTATCCTCACTTTCGGTATCATCAACTTCGATGTATTCTTGTTCTTCGTCCTCAACTTCTTCGACCTCGGGTTCCTGCTTGGTGACTAGATTTGCCACGACATCTGGAGTCATTTGTCCTGTGACATCTTGTACCTTTAACTTGAAAGTATCACCAAATGTTTGCTGAAACTTTTCCATGTTGTCATCTAACATACTTCTCAATAGTTCTTCTGCTGGTTTCATACTTCATCCTCTGTAGGGGGAGGTGGTTGGGTCGCCATTTGTTTGGCGATTTCTTCAATCTCCTTTTCGCTTTGCTTTAAAATATTCTTCTTTACCCAGTCGTCTGAGTAGAATCTTCCAAGATATGGCTCTACGCTTTGGAGCATTTCTAAACGATCACGCATAATCTCTGCTTCTTTGAGTTCTGTGAAGTAGGAATCCTTCTGGAAATCAAAATGAATATCCTGTACGATAGTATTCCATTCATCCATTGTCATAATACCTTTAAGAATACACTGCGTTCTAAGTAGTTGAATAAACAGTTCAGAGAAACGACCACGAAGACGATCAATAAACTTGAAGAAGTTCAATTCATCTCTACTGATCTCGGAAGATCGTCCCATGTTGAATCCGTTTTCGGCATCCATTCTGGAGGTAGGAACGTGGAGGGCACGATATACTTTCTTGAGGAAGTAATCAACGTCTTCCATTTCACCGAGGTTCTGTCCACCATCTAGGGTTTGAATCTCAGTTCCTCTACCACCTTCTCGTCGTGGTAGCCAATAATCTTCAAGCATGTTCATGTGCTTGCGATCATCTTTGATCTCACCAGTGCTGGCATCATAAACCAACTTGTTCTGGTAACGATTCATGATGTCCTTGAGATACTGTTCTGCCTTTTGCTTGGGTAGGTTACCCACATCAATATAGAAGATACGACGCTCAGGCGCACGAGAGATTCTATAGATCACAGTAGCGTCTTCAGTCTGACGAAGCATGTTTAAAGGACGAATAGCCTTTTGAAGATATCCAACGACTCGCTTTGTTCCTGAATCGATAATACCAGAGTGAACATAACAGATAGAATCAGGAGCGATCTTCAGACCTGATTGTGCTGTCTGGAAAGAAGACTGCTTATCGAGATTTGTGTAGAGATAAAACTCTTCTACTTTATTGACTATGGCAACCTGAGTACCATTTACATTCTGTTGCTTCTTCTGTATATTTCTGATTTTCTTGATCTTAATAGGATCAATTGCTCGTAGTTCTATAATACCTTTGTTCTTTGCATTGTTATCTGTAATGACATGGTAGTATATTTTACTATCGATATACCATCTTCTAAAAATTTCATAGGACTTCTGATTAAACTTGAGGAGTTTTAATATTCCTTCAAATTCATCTTTCATTCTATTTTTAATAGAAACTGGCATATTAACTTTATCTAAATTAATAGAGACTATTGTTCTGTCTTGACCATGAACAATAGCCTCTGTAGTGATATCATCGATAGCGAGATCGACTTCGGGATAAAGTGCCATACTTCTGTACCGACCAATCAGATCATTTTCTGATTTTAGTCCACCATTGAAGTCAACATACTGTCCAAATACTCCACCGCCTTCGACGGTAAAGGTTCCATCATAATCATCAGGACCAACAAATGACGCTGCTTTTGAGTCAGCGCCACTTGTTGGTTTAGGGGTCATTTTTCCATTTCGACCAATGGTAAAACCAAATAGATCAATTGGCATTTACTTTTCTCCATAAAAAATATAAATCAAGTGAGTGAGGCACCCTCACCGCTAAGTGGGGTCCAGTATTCATAACCGATCGTCACGCTGAATTCTGCAACTGTATCTGTGGTATCAAATCCAAGGTCAAGACTTCCAACTTCGATTGGCCAGCAACCTACTAATGTAAACTTATCCTTCGGAGTACCTGCGTTATCTTGAGGTTGTACAGTCCACTCACCATAGGGTAC